AAAATTATAGGTGAAAGACTAAAACAATGGGAAAGTCTTCTTGGAAGTAATTCTAATGAGTTATATGAAAAGACTATGGCAGGAATTAAATATTCAGACCTTGTAGAAGTAGGTAATAAAACTGATAAAGAATGGACTATTGAAACACTCAATGCTTTGTATCAGAAAATGATTACAGAACCATCTGTTGAATTGTTATATGCAATACATTATTTTATTGATACCACTACTAATGGACAATGGCGCATCGCTGGCGGTTGGAAAAATAAAATGGGTAGAAAATCCATAGAAAACCCTGACCCTGAATTCTTAAAGAATGTATTTAATCTAAGAGGTGAACGAGATGTAAAAGGCGGTATTGACAAAAAGGTTTTTGATTTCTTTACTGATGAATATAAATATACCACAGATGGTATAAAAAATATAGAAATTAATGAAAGCCCAATGCGTTCAAAGAAAACAGGTATTGATAAAAGGACTAAGACTGTTGGTGCTGAAGTAGTAATGGAAGAAAAAAAGTCTTTAGAGTTATTAGTACCACAAGATATAAATTTAAAAATAAGTAGATTAACAGAAACGGATTTTACAGATTTAATTAATAATCTAAATAAAACAAATTCAGGTTCAAAACTTACTTCAGTATTAAAAGGTAAAGGTATAACTATATTATACAATTTAATGTTTAACCCCACACCTTTAAATGTTTTAGTTAGAGAAATAGATATTAGAAGGAAAGGTCATTCAGGGAAACAAAGAAGAAAAGATTATTTACATGATTGGGCTATAAGTTATATTAATAGAAAATTAACAATGGCAGAATCTAATAATGAAGATGGGATTACAATTAATAGTAAAGTTATGTACCCAAGTAGTAAAATTAAAGAATATAAAGGTGATGTAAAAGGTAAAAATGCAGCACCAAGAAAAGTAAGAAAACATTTTGATAATAAAAGACAAACAATTGATTGGATTAAATCAAAGGTTAAGGAAGAAGACCCAACTTGGGAGAAAAGATACCAAGAAGATATTAGAAAAAGAGGTCAAATTGAAGAGAATTGGAAAAAACTATCTCAAGAAGAAAAAGATGCTATGACTCCTGCCGAACAAAAAGAATTCTTAACTATTGGTGAGTCCGATACAACAGGAACAGGATTCGCTAATATTAGTTATAGTATTAAAGGAGAATCAGATATTGAAACATTTGTAAATATGTTTAATTTAGGTAATAAAAGATACATTAAAAATATGATTTCGTTATTATTTGATTATTATATGTCTTCAGATAAAAATGAGGCTGCCGATAAAGCATCAGAATTACTTACTATAAGTCCTTCTTTTACACAATATATTCCAACAGGTAGATTATTTGCTGATTCTACTAAGACTTCATTTGTAGATTCAATGCGAGCAATTCTTACTTTTGTTAAATTATTACACGGTAGGGATAGCCTTACTAATTATAATGAAGTTTTAGGTGCTCAAATAATTGATACATTTTTAGATAATTTAGATAAGTTATTCGTTAAAGTAGCAAAGGAAGAAGATTACGAATTAGAAGAAAAGGATGAAATATGGGACATAATTGTTGATGAGGATTTAGTAACAGAAGAAATGAAAACAAATATGTTTGGTGTAAAAAATGACTTCTTAAAATTATACGATGACTTAAATAATTTAGTAGCAGATTTAGAAGATAAAATTATAAGTGATTTAATAAGTATAATTAACGATATTGCTTTAGATACCACAGATAAAAATGCAAGTACAGGGCTTAGTGTAGATAGAAACTCAGCAGGTATTAGAAAATATTTAATTAGTAAAAAATTAATAACTATACCTACCCCACCTAATCGAAAGAAATTTAAAAATGTAAAACATATATTAGCAGAAGGAACGCAAACACAAGACCTTGATGCCGAAATTATATATTACCCCTATGAAAAAAATACAGCGAAGGATTCTGAAGGTGTATTGATAGATAAAAACAAACCATATAAGACTACTTTAAGAGATATATTAGGTGATGAAAATTGAATATAGAAGAGTTAGACGAAGCAACTAGAAATCTTCTAATAGGGAGAGCGCAAAGATATGCTAAGGGAAGACTTAACGAAGTTAAAGTTGATGAACTAAGAGTTAGAATGGAAGAGGAATTTGATACTACTTATACTAAGCAGGGATTTATTAATATATTAATGAGTATAAATACTTGGATGGAAGACGCTTCGGACATTTTTAATACTGTTAGTGGACTTGTAAGTAATTTCGTTTTAGATGGAAGACTTATACAAGATGTAGTTACAACAAATAATAAAAAGGAGATGAGAAGGCAAGTTATAGAAGCAATTTCATCTGCAAGAAAAATATCAGTATCATATACCGCAATTGAGGATAAAGAAAATATACTTGATGGATTAAAGGAAGCGGTTAAACAAGAAAAAACAGGTAAAATAGATACACCTGTCGTTTTAGATAAAGAAATAAGTTCATTAAATAAATTAATAACTGTTTTAAATAATCTAAGTGAAGATAAAATTGAAGAATCTAAGAAAATCACATTCGATACCTTGACTATGTTAGAACGCTCTTTAGTTAATGTAAGTGTTATGCCCGAAAAGGCAAGGTCTCAATACTACGATTATTGGGAAAACACGCAAAAAGAATTTTACAAATTTGCTGAAGTCGCCGCACCTATAAAAAATCTATTAGAAAATGTATTTGGTATAGGACAAGTAAATACTGAAGACCTTGATGATGACCCTTATAGTGATAATCTTAAAGAGTTAATGAAGAAGGCATACCTTCCATCTTATATTATAAATTGTTCAACAATTGCTTTAGAAGATGATGGTGATGAATTAATGACAGCAAGGTTAGTTAGAGATTTTTTAATCCTGATAGGTATTGAATTAGATGAACAAACTAAATTAGGTACTAAAGCATCTGCAGCAGATATGGTAGCAGGTACACAAAGAGTAGACTATGATGTAGAAAGTGCCAAAGAATCTCCTTCATTTGACCCTACAATTGCTGATGACTTAGTAGACGAAATAGAAGAGGAAGAAAATAGGGCTAAAAAGATTGCATCTATAAAACAAGTAGACCCGTTATTTAGTCTACTTGTAAAAAATAATGAAATAAGTGGAGAATTTAGCGGGGAAGTTATATCGTCTGCTAAAACTGCGATAAAGGGAAAACTTAATTATAGTAATTTAGGTATATTTGCAAAAGAAATGGAGAATCTTGTAGACGAACAAATAGATGAATTTTTAGATAAATTTGAAAGTTCACAATCTGTTAGCAAGAAAAATAATTTTAAATTTAGTATTCCTATGATGGATAGTAATGATGTCGTTTCACATTTTGATAAAGTAAATGCAACTTGGGATGTTGAATATTATTCTAATGGTATTTTAAAAGATAAATCGTTTAATAAATATTCAGAAGCAGTAGAATTTATTAATCAAGGTACTAAGGATTTTTTTAAACAGGTGGGTATTATGATTCAATTACAACCTGGGGCAACTCCGCTACTAAATAAACCTAGAATGCCTAAGTTTGGTACTAAGAGAAAAACAAGTAGTACGCAATATCAATTCTTAGGTGGTATTACTAAACCCTTAGCATCTAAATTACCTAAAGCAAGTGTTGAAGATATGCAAAAATTACAACCGTTGATGGACCTTATACAAGAATATTATATTAAACCCTTAACAGGCAATATGATTTTACTTGAAGATGTTCCTCAATTTTTTACATCTCCGGAATTTAAAGATTTCCCTACTATACTTTCAGGAAGTAATGTTAATCAATCAAGGAAGGCTATGATACAAGGTGCTAATCCTGTTGTGGAAGTTCAAGATTTTAGAGCATTAAATACATTCTTATCAAGAATTTCTAAACCTGATGAGTTAGTATATTCAGATAGTTTAAAGAGGTTATTTGAAAACGCTATTGATTCATATACTAAATTTTGGGCAAATGCAGACGCAATTATAGATAATAAAACTATGACTTTACCTAAAATTATTTCTGATTCTGAAATAGTATTTGGTGATAGTTTATATGAAATTGCTATGGCTACTGAATCCGAATCAGATGTAGAAGAAATTATTTTTGAGGGAGAACCTTTACCTTATTGGAATACAAAACAAAAGGAAACTAACGCATCTATCGAAAGCGTTTTAAATTTATTAGAATCAGAAGAATGGATAACCTTTATAGAAAATTCAAAAATTAAAGGTATTAAATCAGAAAATAGAAAACTAGTAGATAAACTAAAAGAAAGTGATATAAAATTAACAGGTCCTATTACTCATGCTATGTTACAAGCAACAGATATGCTAAGAAAGATGCAAGGTAAGCGAGAGTATATTTCTAACTTAGATGTTAGTAATATGGATGACATATCATATGTTATTGATTTAATTGAAAAGGAACATAACATAGACATATACGGTATTGATGTATATAATATACTTAAGAGTCAATCTTCTTTTAATGATATTGCTAACCAGAATAACCTTTCTTCTGATATAGTTTATAAAATTAAGGGGTTGTTTAGATGAAGATTGAATTCAGCGTATCTGAATGCGTACATTCTGAAGAAACAGTTTTAGGAATGATAGAAAAAGATTGGGGAGTTAAAAGACTACCAAGAGCGAAGAAGCCTCATTTTTCATTTTATGATGCTACTGATTATAAATATTCAGTGGCAACTATTATTTCCCCAAAAGAACATGAAGGTAAATTTGTAGGATATTCAGGCGTAGGAAAATATAAAGATTTATTTGTAGATGCAGGTACATTCGTAGTAGGTGGTGCATTTTCTGAAAAGAATGGGTTACCAGATTTTAGAGATAACGGTGTTAGTACAAGGGTTAGAAATGTAAGAGATGCACATTCTGAATCATTAAGTCAAAATGGAAATAAACCATATTGTATTATTGTTATTGCAGCACCGAATGGTTATACAAGATTTTTAGAAAGTAAAGGGTATGAAACATTTTCTAAAAAAATACCTGAATGGGCAATAGAAAGAATTGGTAATAAATATTACATAGTATACAATGAAAATGATGAACCTATGAAAAAGGCTTGGGATATTTTAAAAATTATGCAACCTCCTAAAATAAATAATTTAAAATTATCACCACCTAAAAGTAAAGGACATCAACCAAAAATTAAAGATATGAATTTACAATATCAAATAAGTAGCGATAAAGATGAAACCTGTGATTATTGTCATAGGCCCGCTGTTTTAGATTGTAAGGCTTGTAATCAAAAACTATGTCAAAGACATTTAAATAAACCTTGCACCACCGGCGACGGAGATTATAGATACGGGTGAATAAAATGAATGATTTTATGACCGAGATGGACTTAAAAATGTCCAATGGAAATTTCCCTTATTTTTTTGAAAAGGTATTAGGGTATGAGTTAGCAGACTTTCACCAAGAATGGTTAGACCTTGTTTATAACACTTCAAGAACTGTAATTATATGTTCTCGTGACCACGGAAAATCTGTATTCTTTCATTCATGGTGTGTGTATCAATTATGTTTTCAAGAACCTCCATATCAAATGCTATATATTTCTTCAAACCATAAACAGACAATGGTTCACATGAAGGACATTGATAGAATGTTCACTAATATACCTCAATTGAAGAGATTTAAACCGAGAGGTGGATGGGCTGTTGGTGCTATGCGTTTAACTAATGGTAATGAAATTTTAGAGCGTTCAGTAGGTTCGCAGATTCGTGGTCTTCACCCTCAAGAAATTATTATTGATGACCCTTTGAAAGAGTTTAGTATGACGGCTATACAAAGAGTGACGGATTGGTTTTGGGGAGATATGATTCCCACACTTCACCATACAGCCTCATTGAGAATGGTAGGAACACCATTTACATATACTGACATTTTCGTACAGTTAGAAGAAAACCCTGCATATACTGTCGCCCGATACCCTGCTCTTAAACAGGATGGTACAGCATTATGGCCTAATCGTTGGAGTCTTGAAATGCTCGAAGAAAGAAAGGTCGAAATAGGTTCATCTAAATTCACAAGAGAATACCTTTGTGTTCCTATCAGTACTAACACTATGCTTTTCGCCCCTGATGCAATTAAAGCATGTAAGAATCCCTATGCTTCTCTTGAGAGCGTTGCGAGGGAAGGTTATCAGTATTATATTGGATATGACCCTGCTATATCTGCAAATGGTGACTATACTGTAATGATGGTGATTGAAGTAGACGATGATATGAATAAACAGGTAGTCCATATGTTGAGGGCAAAGGGTTTAGATTTTAGAGAACATATTCAACATGTGATGGAACTTTGTAGAAGATACCAACCAGAAATAGTAATGATTGAAACAAATACATTTGCTAAAGCATTCGCTATGGAATTGAAAAATATTTCAGATTTTCCTGTAAAGGAATTTACAATGAGTAGAAAAAAGAAAGAAGAAATTATTCTTAATCTACAAATGAATATAGATAATGGTAAAATAGTTTTACCTACTCAAAATGAAAACTCAAGAGGAGTTACAAATATGATAGTTCAAGAATTAGGTGCGTTTGGAATTAACGCACATGGGAAAATTGAAGGTGTTGGGGCGCATGATGATATAGTTATTGCATTAGCATTAGCGAATTATGCTACAAAAACTTTTACCGACACCTTTATGGACATTGATAGTGGTGGTATGTTTAATTCCCCTACTTCTTCACCCGCAGCGGGAGGTGCTTTTTATGGTATTAATTTATAAAGAAGATAACGATGAAATTAATGTGGAAGAACTTGAGCAAAGCGTTCAAGAAATTAAAAGGGTTAAAGAACAACAGAAACAATTAGAAGATACTGTTGCCCCTGCCAAGCAAAAAATTAAGGAACAATTTGGTAAAGAGGATGTTAATAAATGGTTAAGTACACAATATGGTAATGAAGTTGATATTCTAAAAGAAATTTCTAAAAACTTACAGATTAATTTAACTGAAGCAACAGACTATATTACTCAATTGCCGGTAGAACCTATTGTAGCAGATAAAAATATTCCTGATTTGGTTAAAGAATTAAGAAGTATGAGGAGAAAACTAAAGGGTGATTCAAGAGAAAAATTATCTAAAGGTATAGACCACTTAATTACTGCCTATGAAGATTATGTAAATAAATCATTAGACTCTATTTATTGGCTAAGACCTTATAAATCAGGATTCGAGAGGTTAGGATATAACCCTTCACAGATACAAAAATTACATAATATTAAAGATTCACATACGAGGTCAAGTATTATAGAACTGTGCTGTAAAATGTGGGAAAGTGATTTAGAGAAAAAAGGTTTAGATTACGGAACTCTATATTCAAAAAATCATAATGTTTTAAAACAATGTCAAAAGGAACTAAGAAAGTTGCTTAAGGATATTCCCCATCAATCAATTAGAAAGTCTAAAAAGGAAATGGTTGAAAAGAGCGTTAGAGAAATTATATGTAATAATCAAGGATTATCATCTAACGAAATACATTCTCGATTGAGTAATGGACATTCAAAGATTTCTACACCTCAATCAATTTCAAAGGTACTAATGAAAATGGGTGCTACTAAAGTAGATAATGAATACTATTTAGTTAAAAATTTAATTAAGAAAGACCTTTATTCTTATGTAGCCGGTTTTATTGATTCTGACGGCTATATTACTATGGATGCTTCATTAGCACCAAGAGTAGGAATGATTGCCACAGGGAATAGAGGAAAGGCTTTCTTTGAGGAATTAGAGAAGGAACTTAAATGTGGTAGATTACATTTAGACCAAAAGGTAGGAGAAAATAGTAGAAGTCAGCATAGACTTAACTTTTATAGTCAAAATGATATTGGTGCTATTTTAGAAAAATGTATTCCTCATCTTAGAATGAAGAAGGTTCAAGGTAAATTATTACAAGAAGCCATACGAATTAAGAAGGACTACAAGAAAACCGATTGGGCTAAGGATAGAATGACAGAAATTTTTAAACTAATTAAGTATGAAAATTGGAAGGACTCAAGAGGGCAAGGTGTAAGAGAATTTGAGAAACACGGTATAGACCCCGAAGTAGTAGTTAAGTACTATGGCAATTGTAAAATGAATTTGATGGATAGTCTTGAAAGTGGGGTGGAATAATGGGAATTAAGGATTACATAGGCGGTTTAGTTAGAAGAAAAACACCTCAACCGTTAAATAAAGATGTTTATAATTTAGGTATTCAAGAGAAAAGAAATGTTCAACATATTATTGGACCTGTCCTTTACGATGTCGCACATCAATCTACTATTGTACGAACTTGTCTTACTCAATTAAAAACTGAAATATTTAGAAGAGGTTATGAATGGGAAAAAGCATTCTATAAAATTTGTGAAAAGTGTAAAACTAAACATGAAAAGGAAACTGAAGCATGTAGAAATTGCGGAGATACAAATCTAAGACTACCCTCTGAAGACCAAAAACAATATGCTGAAAATTTCTTTGAAGGATATGTTAATAAATCTGAACAAAAATTTATTGATGTATTAAAATCATTAGAAACAGATTTGAATATTGCTGATGACGCATACTTAATTTTAGTTAAGGAGTACTACTTAGACGATAATAATAAGGTAGTATTACAAAAAATTAAAGAGGTTTATAGAGGCGACCCATTAACTATGTATATTGATGTCGATGAAGAAGGGGATAGAGGTGAGGCACATTTTACTTGTTTAACTCATAGAGAAACATTAGATGCAGACCCACACGCTTTATGCCCTGAATGTGGATGTGCATTACAACCTGTTCATTATGTTAATAGAGTTGCTGGAAAAGCACAATACTTTGTAGAAGGAGAAGTAATGCATTTAAGTAAGTATAACCCTTCAAGGTTATATGGTATGTCTCCTATTCTAACTCTATGGAGTCATATTACTACATTGATTGCTATGGAGAATTATGTAAATACTTCATATACTAAAGCAAGAGCACCAAGAGGAATACTTGCAGTACAAACTAATAACATGGAATCATTAGTTAAGTATTGGAAAGGTGTTAAAGAAAAGTTAGAAAAAGACCCTCATTATATACCTATCATGGGGATAGAATCTGATGGTGGTAGTAAAGGTAGTATTGAATGGGTTCAATTTATGAATACTCTTAAAGAAATGGATTACATAAATGTAAAGGATGACCTTAGAGATAGAATCGGCGCTTTTTATGGAGTGTCTAAAATCTTTCAAGGTGATACATCAACAAGCGGTGGATTAAATAATGAAGGTATGCAAATTCTTGTAACTAACCGTTCTGTTGAATTAGCACAGAATGTTTATAATCAATATTTATTCCCGTTCCTACTAAAACAATTTGGTATTGGTGATTGGAAACTTAATCTACTTCGTTCCGAAGAAGAAGATAATGTAGCAGAATTAAGAAGAAGAGAAATTGAAATTAACCTCGCTACCTCAATTAAAAACTTAGGGTTTGAAGTTGATATGGATGAAGATGGTAACTTTATCTATTCTAAACCTCAACCAAAAGAACCTGAAGGTGGAGATATGGGTGGAGAAAAGAAACCTGATGCTAAATTAGAAACTGACCCATATGCAGGAACAGATATTGATGCAAGTCAATTAGGACAAATGCAGGAACAAATGATGTCGGGTAAAGGTGGTGCTGATGGAATGGCACAGCCAGAGCAAAAAAAAACTAGAAATAAACCAAGCATGAGTGTTGGCCCACCAAATAGAAATTCGGGATTACCTAAAGAAGCAGCAAATAATAATGTTGATAGAAGAACAGAAAGAGGCGGAATATAATGAATACAAAAGATATAATTAATAGAAAGTTAGAAGCAGCAAAGCAACAAATAGAAACTTTACAAAGGAAAGTAAATCCTACACCTGTATTAGAAAGAAAGACAGTTAATACTATTCCAGCAGGCGTTCCAGAAGCAGGACAAGATACTAATAAAATAATTCCTGAAATACCTGGATTTATTCAAGGTGGAAAAAGAATGCCAAAGAAAATGAAGGAAGTTTAAGTATGCAATCTTTAATCTTAATAGATAATTTACGAAAAAGTCTTTACACAAGACTTTACTACGCTTTAGTAGATAGTGAATATCTTATTAAGGCTATTTCAGAACAAGAAATTTCAACTATGTTAGAAGATGTTAAAGAACAAAAATATATGATAACATATGTTAATAAGTTTATGAACAATACAAATGTAAATAGAAATACTAAAGTTCCTGCAAAGTATAAAGATGAATGGGAAAAAAGATTAAAGATAATTGATGATAAATTACCTCTTAGAACATCTTTACCAGGAACAGCAGGATGGACTGAAGTTAATGCAGAAAATATGGAAACTACAGTAAAGAGAAAGGAACAGTACAGAAAACAACTTAAATTATTAGGTAAATATATTATTAGTCAATATCCAGAAATTACAAATAAAAACTTAGATTCTTCTATACAAGAAGAAGAGTTAGAATCTTCACTTTTAATGGATTATATAAAAAGAAACTTTATTAAAACAAATGCTAACGACAGTGATAATCCACTTTATGCAGAAATAAAAGAAGATTTAGATAAATATTACGAGGGTAAAAATGTTGAAAGGTTGGAAATGTTAGAATCATCTAATCAACAACAAGGACAGCGTAATAAAAAAATTACAAATGCATTATCTGAAGTTAAAGAAAAGATTAAATCTTGGGAAGAAAAACTAAGGATAGAAACTTTAGATGAAAGTAAAAAACTACCTAAAAGTAAAAAATTAGTAGAAGCATGGATGAAAGATACATCAAGAAAAATTCCTAATAAAATTACAAATGAGAAAAATAAAAATTTATCTTCTTATACTACCATGCTTAAATTAATTGATTTAGTAGAAAGTTTAAGAGTTAGTGACCCTAAATCAACGGCTCGTCTAAATAAATTTATTACAGAATTTAAAATAGACCCTGAAGATAAAGTAAAACTTGTAGAAATTCTTACTGAATTAGAAAAAGAACAAAAACAATATAATAAGCGTGAAGGTAGACAAGTTAAAATTACACCCACAGCCATCGAAGCAAAGAGTGATGGGATAAGTATTGGTAAGAAAAGTAAGTATGGTAAATTAGCAAAGACGGGTACAAGGTCTTTACGAATAAACTATTCAGATTCATTTAGAACATTTAAGGCAAAACAAGGAGATGTTTTAAAGCAATTTGAAAAATTGGATTTAAATGATAATGGGTGGTATAATAGTAATATTTTAGATGTTATCCCTGCTTATTGGATTAAGAAGTCAGGATATAAAAAAGGTTTAGATGCTTGGGATTCTGAACCTAGTGATGTTAAAACAAAATTTATTAAAAAAGTTAATTCTATTATACCAGAATACCCTAAATTAAATCAAGATGGTGTGAGTATGAAATCACCTATAAGTATTTTATACAATGATATATGGGATGATTACAGTTCTGTTGGTAATAATTCACCAGAAGACTTTGCTTATTTCCTTCAAGGGATTAGAGATGGTTTAGGAAACGATACTAAAGATACTATGGCGGCAGACTTTTTGAAATTAAAAGAATTTAAAGAAGATATTTTACCTCAATTAATAAAGGCTGTTAAAAGAGGAATAATTATAGACGAAAACAATTTATTAGATTTTAGATTAGGCCCTATATTTAGCAAAATCATGGGTAAGTTAGGAGATAATAATGAAAGGAAAGAAATTATCCAAGATTTAATTAGTATAGTTAAAGGTGAATCTTTAAGTAACAAGTATGCCGGTCGAAATGCTGAAGAATTAAAATCTATCGAAAAGGATATTGTTAATATGATTTCTGAAAAATTATACGATAGGACAATATTATCATACATAATGACTACATTCTTTAAAATTTATAAAGGTCAAACTTTAATTAGAAATTTATTTAAGGTAGAATCTCCAGAAGTAGAAGTAGAATTTCTTGAAACAGTATCAGGTGCAAAGCCCGATACAAGTAGAGCAGGTGATGCTATTCGTGATGTCCCTGCCGGCACATATATTAAAGATAAAGAAACTCAAAAGAAATTAAACGAAACAAGAAAATCTTTAGAGAACCTTTTAATAGGTTTAAGAGAGCAGGATGATGTTTTACTTAAGGAAGATACAGGTCTAATTTTAGAATCTCTTAGTAAAACTCAAAAGAAGAAAGTTAAGGCAATTTTAAATATAGCAGACCCCACAGAATACTTTGGGCACGATTTCCTTAAGTTAGCAGAATTAGTAAAAGTTCTTAAATCATTAGGCGTTGTAAAGGGTGACAAAAAACTAAATAAAAAGATTCTTAAGTTAGAAGATGAAAATTTGAAGGTAGTTAAATTAGCAACAAGACTAAGAAAAGATTATGAAAATCTATATAGAGATTTAAGAGAAATGATATATCCAAAAAGCGGTGAATAAAATGAGTGAAGAATTAACATTATTATTAAAAGAATTAGTAGAAAGAGTCCGAACCTTAGAAACGACTGTGTATAACGCAGACAATGTATTACTTAAGGCAGGGCTTGTAAAAGTAGAAGGAATGAAACCATCAATACAAAATGCAAGTAGAGTACCAACTGCAGATACTATTGCTAAGATGGAATGGTCTGAAATAGACGAATTAGTAGTTAGAATGGGAAGTGAATAAAATGGATTATGATGATAAACAAGATATGACAATGGACTTTTCTATTCACGACCACGAATCAGAAAGAACGACAGCAGTACTAACTCAACTAACAGAATTAGTTAATTTAATTTCAAATCATTTAGGTTCTATTATAGACCATAAAAGTAAAGTTATTAAACCTGCTAAGAAAACAGCAAAAAAGGTTGATGTAGTTAGACAGGCCGCTAAACCAATGCAAGGTAGAGTTATTAAGTCAAATAGTAGAATGCCTTCAAGAGATTTTACAGGAAGTTCTATTTCAAAAGAAGAAGAAGAAGATGATGAAGAAAAACTTTTACCACAATTAGCAGCAGTAGGTATTGGGGCTTTAGCAAATACAGATAACGAAAAGAAGTCGGTGGCAAACCCTATGTCTACAAGTGAAGGTAAAGCCCTTCTTACTTCTTTACAAGATTCAGCAAATAAACTAAGAAGTTATCTTACTACTACAAGAGTTCCAGCAACTTCAGTACTTCAACCTCAAGATGTAAGAAACGATAACCCTGCACGACCAAACCTTTAAGGTGTTTTAATTGGTAGAAGTTGCCGGAAGGATTGACCCTTTATCTCGTTCTTTAAGAGGATTATATGATGAAGTAAGAGTAGGATATTTAAGTGCTAGAGAAAGACCTAAAGATTATAGAGATGAGTGGGAAACAATAGTTGAATCTATTCAGGAGAAATGGGATAGTCCTGCCCCAATAGGAGATTTACTTAGAGATAAGTTATCTGAAAGTTTATTATTTAGTGAAGAAGTTAAAGACCCTCAAGGTGCTAAGGCTAAAAGAGTATATGAAACTTTAAAAGGTATTCAAGCAGAATCTTCTTTTTCTAAAGACCCTTTTAGAAAGAAATTTGGTGAAGATTTACCAAAAAAATTAGAAGAAGATAAACAAATATTTGCTATGTTTTTACATTGGGCATACCGAACAGGTAGAGGTGCATTAGATAATTGGAAACAGTATGGTAAGTTAGAAGATAATTTTACAGAAGGGTTTGTAGGATTAGATTTAACAGATGGTGAACTATTTACATGGTTAGAGAAAAACTACGGTGAAGATGTTAGCGTTAAAAGATTAAAGTCTAAAATGCAAGCGGCAAGAGAATTACTGTATGAAATATATACCCAAGAACATTCACCTTCTGAATGGCAAGAATTAACAGATACTAAAAGAATATTAAAACAAGAAAAAACTGTAGAAATTACAGATATTACTTATATGGAAGAAGAAACATTCGGTAGTGACATTTCTTGGAATCCTAATTTACAAAAAAATATGATAGTTACATATGAAGAATTAGGTATTGATGGTGGAGAAGATAAAGAAGAATTAGATGAAATTATTTCAACTTATTTATCTGACAAAACAGAATTGTTAATATATTCATTTGAATATGAAATTAAAGGTATAGACAAAGATTTTTCTACTAAAAATGCTATGCTTAAAGCAGAAAAAGATACTTTAAATGAATTTATTATCCCTAATAAACCAATGTATCGTATTTTTGAAATAGACGATATGAAAGAATTAAAAGGATTTACAGGAGAATATGTAGTCCAAGAAAAGTATGATGGTATGAGAATACAAATTCACAAGAATAAAGAAATTAAAATATACTCATTTAATAATAATGACATTACTTCTAAGTTTGATAAACAGATTAAAGTTATGCGTAATGAAGATTTTCCAGATAGCATATTAGATGCCGAAGTAGTATTGTATGAAGATGATGAACCATTACATAGAGCAGACACTATGGCTTATATTAATTCTAAAAATAGTGATAAGGCTTTTGAATTACGAGTTCATGTTTTTGATATTCTTAGATTAAACGGAGAACACATCTGGAAGAATAAACTTGAAGATAGATTAAGACTTCTAATGGGAGAATTTACAAAATTATCTGATAAATATTTACAATTCCCAAGTAAATCTAATACAAGATTTGCTGATTCATTAGAGGAAATAGAAGAGTATGCTAAAGAAATAATGGAAAGTCCTACATCGGAAGGTGTAATGATTAAAGATGCAAAGTCATCTTATATTGTAGGTAAGAAAAAGAACCCTAAGTGGGTAAAATGGAAGAAGTTTGTAGATTTAGATTTAATAATTTTAGAAGTTAGAAAAAACAAAAATGGAACATTTACATATACATTAGGTGCAGGTCCAATTGGTGACGAAACATATAAACCTGTACAAAAATATGAAAAGAGAGATTATCTTGTTGTAGGGAAAGCCCTTAATACTAAAATAAAATCTGAAGTAGGTAATATTATTAGGGTTAAGGTTGATGAAGTTAAGAAAACTAAGAATGGTTTTTCTTTATACAGCGCAAAGGTTATAGAAAAACCTGAAGTTACATTACCTGAAAAAATTATTACTTTAGAATTTTTATCAAAGGATAATAAGAAGTCTGCTTCTGATTATAATATTGAAGCACTTAAGAAATCTTATGCTTTAACAGATAACATACACGGAGTTGTAGAATTAAATACAGGTATTGATACAGATGGTTTTGTGCTGTCGGGATTCTATCAAGATAACCTAATGGCTAAGAATGCTATTATAGATATAGATTTGTGGAAACATGAATTAGTAGAAATATATAAGAAAGATAGTGGTGAGTTTATGTCAATAGTTGCTAATATTATTAATGAAGGTAGTCTTAGTAAAAAAGAATTATTAAAAAGGTTAAAGGAAGAAGCACCTAAATTAGTAGACAGGTTGTTTGATTCTGGTGATTTAGAAAAATCAGTATTTAAATATATAGAAGATAGAGGTGAAGCATTTGGCATATTATACGATAATGAAAGAAAAATGTTTTACCATGACGATAAAACTTTAGTTAAAATACCTATTGAAGAAGAAGAAATGATAGGTAAAATGGATGATGATACTTACGAAATTTGGCAAAGAGAAGATGGAAATATAAATTTTATCTATCAATATAAAAACAAGGTATTTTCTTGGAAAATAGAACAAAAGAATTTAGAAGATGTATTTGAATTATTTGGAAAGGCTACAAAATACCTTGCTGAAGTAGATACTAAACCAGATAAGAGTAAAAAAATAGATGTAGGTAAATTAAAATTAGGTGCACAAAGAGATGGTTATCACGAGTATATACTTGAAGGTAAAATGTATAAAGGTAAATTTCATATTAGGGTTGTTCCTATTAAGGGTGAAGATAAATGGATAGCATGGACAGGTTATGAAACTAAACCAACAGACAAAGATAGTGACGATGGAATGTGGAATTTAGACCAAGATAAATATAAATCTATTACATTTTCTAATGAATAAGGGTTATTCTTTATATAGTCGTAAGACCTATCTATATACAATGGCTTCTCTTACGGTTAAACCTTTCAGGTTAGGAAATTCTTCTAAACCGGAATTTGCTGTAATTAAAGGAACAGGAAAAGATTTAGTTATTGCTGGATATGCATCAGTAGATGTAGTCGATAAACAGAATGACTTAATTACATTAGAAGCACTTCAAGAGGCTTCAGATAAATTTATGAAGAGTGATTACAAAAATGTAATGATTACTCATTCTAATGTACAAGTAGGAGAAGTTATTGATTCTTATACAGATACAAAAGGTAATTTGTTAAAAACAGGTTGCGACGATACAGGACTCTTTGTTGTTATAAAAATGAGAAGTGATATTGAAAAAGCAAAAGAGGTTGCCCGTGATATTAGACGAGGTAAGTTGCGCTCTTTCAGTATTGGTGGTCAAGCGATGCATAAACATAATGTGCATGACCCCGATATAGGAACATACAAAGAAATAGATAAGTTAGAACTCCATGAGATTACGATTTGTGAAGAAGGGATAAACCCTGAAGCCAAGTTTGAGATTATCAAGGAAGACAAAAAAATAGGAAGTGAAAAAATGAGCGATGAAATAAGTAAAGCGTTAGGCGAATTTGAAGATATTGTATCTCAACTACGAAACCAAATGGTTTTGAAGGAAGATGGCGATGAGGAATACATGGCAAAGCCAGAAGAACCTCAAGAAGAACTTGAAATGATGAATGAAGAAGATGAAGAAAGCATGTCTTACAAAGCAGAAGGCGATGAAGAAGATGATGATGATGTAGATGCTATGGATTCAGAAGAAGCAAAAGCGGCAGATTCAATCGTTTATGGACACAACGCAACAGGACAAAAAATGGGAGAATCTAACCTTACAGGAAGATTCGATTCCGAATTTAGTCAATTTATTGCTCGTAAGGCAGATGATATTTCTACCCTTGACCTTTCTGATGAAAACATCGCTAAGGCATATAGTCAATTTAAGGCTGAAAAGGAAGAAGCAAGAGCATACGATTTAATTAAGAACCAATTTGAAAGCCGATACAGTGCAGAAATGGTTCAAGAAAAGCATACAATTGCTAAGGAAAATTATAATGCAAGTGCTGAAGTTAGCGCACTAAAGAATGAATTTGCTGAATTACGCAAGTCTCTTACTGCTGGTAATAATACTATTGCAAAGCAGGTTAAGCAATCAAATTCCAATGGACTAAACGAAGATATTCTTGCTAAGATGGCAAATATCAGTGAAATGTCTTGGGAAGAAGTCAATGCCCTTGTCCGTGAGGTACAAGGCTAATTCTTCTTAGGAAGAAAACAAAAAAAATAAGGAAGTGAAATATTATGTCAGGAATTAATCAAATTAGAACAATCCAAGATTTAGAAGCCGCAACATATGGTCAAGGTGTATCAGGTGGTAGTGGACTATTGAAAGCATACGGAACAGGTGCAGGTTACTCAAGTGGCCTTCACAGCGACCACGCAACAGGGGCATTTACCCCTAATGCTTTATACAATTTAGTATACGGTCAAAAAGTTTGGTCTATGCTAAACCGAGAAATTAACGCATTTGCTATGCTACCTAAGAAGCCGTGGTCTTCAAGTGGTTGGCGAGTTATGATTGAAAGAGCAATTGGTGGACAAGGAGATACCCTTGCTATTACAACAGGTTCTAACAGTCAAGCATTAACAGAAGGACTTATTGGTGGAGTTGCAGAAAACGCATCATTCACTACTGCTGCAAATGGGGCATTTTCTCCTGTTGCACCGGTTTATGATACCCTATTCGTTTCGCCAAGAACAATTGCACATCAGTTCGAAATTTCAGAACTTGCTGCTGCTATGGCAAAGATTGATGATGGTATTGGTGATATTATGGCTGCATACCGAGAAGAAGTTGGAGTTACTCACGCCGAGATGATGAATCACATGCTATTAACCCCTCTTGAATCAATGGTTTCAGGTAGCAATCCAGCAGATGTTGCAGGTGTACCAAATAACATTATGTCTTTGTATAAGATTGTGTCGTCTAAGGCAGAATTAACAAATGCAGATGGTGGAAATCTGTTTGCAGGTGCATTTAATCACTCATCAACAACTATTGGACAACTTTATGGAAAGGACCGAAACGGTACTTTAACATGGATGGATGCATATGTTGATTTCGGAGATTATGCGGCTGCTCGTAGACCACTAACTCTAAACCTTCTAAATACTGCTCTCCGTGAATTACAAATTCGTGGTGCAAGTCCAAAGGTTATTCTAACAGGCTATGATACTATTCAAGCATTAGGTGAATTACTTCAATCCCAAGAAAGATTTATGGGAAGAACCGAAGTTATGCCTACCGTAAATGGTATTAAGGGTGTTAAGGGAAGAGAAATTGGTTTTAAGGTTGCAACATACCACGATATTCCAATTATTCCTTGTAAGGAAATGGGTAGTACAGGAACAGGTGCAGGTCTTTCAGATATGTTTATCCTCGATACTGACCATCTACATTTCGCTACATTGAAACCTACTGAATACTTTGAAACAGGAATTGATTCTGGTGACCCATTCTCCGTAGACGGATTGCGAAACAAAGGAATGTACCGAACCATTGGTGAAGTAGTCTGTACTTTCGTAAAGGCACAAGGAAAAATTACGAACTTAGTTTGAGGTGATTTAGTATGACTAATACACTCACACTATTGAAAGACCATACAGGTTCAGATAAGCCTAAAGTTATGGGAACAGAATATGTTGTCGATGCTATGATTAATGTAACTGATTTTGATGATACTCAAGGAAGCCTGACAGCACAGTTAGATGGTACAGCAAACACCATTGTAATTACAGCAGGTACTTTTGATTCAGGATTATATGTTGCTGGACAGAATTTAATTATTGCAGGGTCGGCACACGAAAATGGTACAGTTACAATTGTTTCTATTGATGCAACTGCGGCTATGACTTTAAGTGCAGTTTCGGAATCCGAAACAGATGATGGGTCTGTTATCCTTTCAACCGACCAAGTGATTATACCTTATCTCGATTTCGGTCTAAGGTCTGTTTCACAGGTTATGATTTTGGGTCAAGAGAACCGATTGTTAAATTGGCATGTGCATTTAGGTGCTACCGGCGAATCTTTAATTCCTGGTAAATTAGTTTTAAGTTGTAAAACCGCTTCAACCGGTGCTGTTTTAGCCGGAGATGCTGGAACACTTAGAGTTAGATTAGTAGGACAAATTTGAGGTGTCTAAGATGGAAGTTAGATATACATTGGGTATGTGCCGTTTATACGGTAAGGAATACAATGGAATTTGGACTGAAGTTAATGACCAAGTTTTAATGAAGATTAAGGGTGCTTTAGGATGGGAAATTCGAGATGAATCTGTTGTTGAAGAAAAAGCAATAGAAGTTGTCGAAGAAGTTGTTGAAGTAACCGTAGAAGAAATCCTTGAAACTGTAGAGATAGTAGATGAAGTTATAGATTTATCTAAATTAACAAAGAAAGAATTACAGGCTTTGTGTAATGAACAAGGTCTTGAGTATAAAGCGTTTGATACGAAAAATACTCTACTTTCTCTACTGTCCGACGAAGAAGAGTAAATTTAATAACAAAAAAAGTAAAATAACTATGAGGGGAGTCACTACTTTTATTAGTGGTGACCCTCTCATTCTTATTTATCCAACAGGTGTTTATCATGGGAAGAGTCCAAAGTACGAGAATTGAAGCAAATACAGACATAGTTAAAATATTAAGTGTTGAACATAGTAGAAGGGAAAACCCTTGTACTTTTAACGGATTAATGGTTTCAGTTAAGTCAATTGCAGCAGGTGCTGACGCTACCTTAACAGTATATTCAGATAATAGAAATAATGTAATTACACCCATAGTAGATATTGTACATGGTGCTAAGACATTTACACTTGATAATACTAGTTCAGTAACCTCTTTTTCGGGGCTTGGATTAGTTGCAGGAAGTAAATTTACGGTTTCTAATGCAGCAGATACACAGAATAATACAAGTTTTACTGTTGATACAATTACAGATACAGTAATTACAGTTGTTGAGACTATGACTCATAGCCATGATAATGATGCAATTACTATTACTATTGATAATATTGTCTTTAGGAGATTGATTTCTTTTGAAGACCAAGACGCAACAAATGGTTCATTGTGTACAAAAGATATATTTACTAATGGTATTTTCTGTAAGGAAGGTTTAAGAGTTGAATCATCATCTTGGACTAATTTAGAATGTTTCGTCTTGCACTCTTAGGGGGTGTAATGTATGGAAACAGAAGTAGGAAACTTTAGACAAATTGACGCATTCGATAACGGTGCTTCATGGGATGAACAAACAGCATTAGCATTCTTTTATAGATTTATTATACCTTCGGGTGAAATGAAACAGGTTAGAGAATTTGAAGACGCTAAAAGAATTAGAGCAGGTATTCTTAAGTGGATGGGCAGTAAAGGGAGATGGGTTAATAATCCAGATTTTGATTTTGATTTAAATACATTTAATTCTATTAATAAAAAAGCATTAGAAACTTTATTAAATACTTCACTTGGAGATTTAAATCAAAATCAATATTTTGTTGGTTCAGAAACACCTGAAAAGAAATCATTTACTAAACCTACTACTGAAATTGAAGATAAAGAAGGGAATAAAACATCTCTTCAATTAGCATTTGGTAGAAATTTAGGAGAAAATAAAGCAGGTCTTAATGTAAAAGATACTGAAAAATATAGTCAAAATAGAAATGAACTTATTGCTGCAAGAAATGAACTTGAAGCATTAAAAATTGAAAGGGATGACAAGAAGGGTTCAGGTAAATCAGCACTTACTAAAAAAATTAATAACATAGAAACAGCAATAAAAACATACGAGGAAATGCTTGAATCAGCAAAGCAACCTATGTATAATGATAATATTACACTAAGACAGGTAGTTTCAAACGACCCCAATATAGAATCTTTTTATTCTACTACTACATTAATGCCTAAAAACGATTCAGAAAAAGTAGCATTAGGACTACTAAGAGAAGTAATACACAAAACTATTGATATAGAGGAATATAATAGAATATACGGAGACAGTTCTGGTTTATCATATGAAGAATTTAAAAATATTATTATAGATAAAGAAGCAGAATATATTAAAATTTTAACTATACCATTTATCGTACAAACGAGAATGAAAGGTATAGATAAAGATAGTGAAGGAGTTGCAATAGAAATTGATATGAAATCTCTATTAGAATACACGGTAGGAAATGAGGAAGAAAATAAACCTCTACCAAGTTTAATAAAAGTAGCAGATGAAATAGAATACCCTATTAGTATGTCGAGTGAATCATATGAAGATGAAGATATATCAGATAAATCTGCTTTCATTAAATATGTTAAGAATGAAAGTAGTGAAAAGGTAGTTAAGTTAGTATATAGAGTCGTGTCAATGTGGGCAAAAATAAATCTTGAACCACTATTAAATATACAAACTAAGGTAGAAATGAAAGAAACAGAATTAGTAGAAGCATCTAAAAATGATTTAACTTCACCTCCTGTTAAAATGTCGAGAAATACTATTGACGAATTTTTATTAGATAATATAGTAGATGTAAAAAATATAAAATTACCGAAAGCAACAGGTAAGGGAGGATATACTATGGAATTAGATACTACTAAATCCAAGTTTAAAATGCCTATTAATTTTTCAAATAAATCTATGGATTTTGAAAGTGGGTACGCAAGAACAATAGGTGCAGACTCTAAGAATGTAATTTCTTCAGAACAAGCATTAGGTACAAATATTAAAAGTAAAGGTTCAGTACCTATAAATTATTCAACAACCATTAGTCAAGAAATAGCAGATAAATTACCAGGAATTAGTGCAGAATATCAATGGAAAATAATTAGAAGTACACTGACTAATTTTTATAGAGCATCAGGTAAAACTACTATTGCTGAAAGAATAGATAATAAAATTAAAAGTAAAATTACAAGAGGTTTATTAGGCGATTTAGAAGAAGCAATTAATATTATTAAAGAATTAGACGAAGCACAAAAAGATGATTTGGATAAGAAAGTAATAATTGATTTAACGGGTTTTTCACCTGCTTATTGGTTTGAAAATGGAGTATTTAAATTTTCAGTTAAAACATTTAGGGAAAAGATAAGTGATGATACATCCATACAATCTAATAATCTAATTAAAAATATTAGAAAGATAGACTTATACTTAAACAGAATTTTAGATTATGTTGAAGAAAATGAAACTGAATTAGATGAACTTGAATCTCAAGTAAATGATGAAGAGGATGAGGAAGAAGCAATTGCAAGAATCGCTGAAGAAAATAAAGATTTAATTTCCGAACAAAAAAGAGGCGAAGAATTAGAAGAAAGGGAAAGGGAAAGAGATGAAGATACTAGTGAAGGTAAGGAAGCATTAGCAAGAATACTTTCCGGTGAAGTAGATATGGATGAATACGAAGATGAGGAAACAGGTCTTATGTTATCCACTTTATTAAATATAGATATAATGAATATTATTATTGAAATTAAAGTTCAGCAAAGAAAGTATAATAATTTACTTGATAGTATAAAGTTTATTAATAACGAAATAAGAAATATTAATCAATCAAAAGGTATTAATATTAAAACTAATGATTTTATTAAGGTATTAGATGAATGGACTTCTATTACTAAATACACTAAGACTAATGAGGTTAAGAAACTTATCGCTAAGATAGATGAATCTAAACCTCAAAAAGAACTTAAAGAAGAACTTAAAGAAAAAAGAATAGATATGGATGAGTTTTGGAGTAAACAAAAAGAAACGGAAGAATTCCAAATACCTAAACCTGAAGATTTCGTTAGATTACTAAATGCTGTTAATTTAAGAAATGCATTTTCTAATGAGTTAGTAAAAGATAGTGGTTTTAATGATGCAAGACATGGTTTAGTAACCGCTTCGAGTAAAAAATTATTTATTGAAATTGATTACGATAAAAGAAAATTGTACTTAAAGGGTAAAGTTGATTGGGTTGCTAAGAGAGAATCATATATAGGATATAAAATTTCAGGTACAAACAAACAACCACAAGTTAGTATGGGTTTAGGAATGTCTATCGACCAAAAAAAGAAAGTTGTAGGTAAGAGAGTCACAGGTGCAGGAAGAGTACAAAGTGATGGATTACAAGGGGAAGTGGCAGCGGAAGACAGATTAGAATTTCTTAATGAAATAAAAAGTGCTGCTATGGTATTAATTGGGGCGGTGAATCAATGATAATAAGACCTTCAGACACATCTATAAATGCCTTGAATTACGATGGTGGTGTAGGGCATTATACTAATATGAATAAAGTTTGTGACCTATTAGGAGTTGCACCATTTACAGCAGATACAATACCTACCCTTGCTAATATAGGGGAATTAATTAGATATGCCGAAGATTATATTGATGAATTTACTAAAGTGTCATGGAGACCATCTATTGTAGTAGATGAAAGACATGACTTTGACTTTGATTGGAATAGAATGTTTAGACTTTCAAGAGATTATAAATATACTGATTATGTAGGTTTTATTAGACTTCAAGCAGAAGATGTTAGAAAGGTCTTAAGATTGTCTGCATGGAAAGGTGGAACATGGGCAGAATTAGCAAGTGCTACTGCTAAAATTACTATTACTGATTATACTAATATTACTAACATTGTTTTAAAACTTCCTAATAATACTCAAACATGGACATTAGCATCTGGTACAAATACGAATCAATGGAATACAACATTTGGAAATGTCACTTCAGCACAAGAATTAGTTTATTTAATTAATGAACAAATGCCTGTTAATACAAGTGGGTTTACGGGACAGAATGGTAAAAAAACAGGTGGACAAAGTGCCTTTTTCTACGCCTCCTTAGAGGATGATAATTCTATCGTTGTGTCATCATTACTACCCTCCGATGATGGAAGTAATTGTACAGTGACCTCCAGCGGGTCAGGTATCTCGGTCACAGCCTTTTCAGATAATGAAAATGTTGGTAGAGATAATGATTGGTGGATAGATAAATCCACAGGTGCAATCTTCTTTAGAAGTTCGTACCCATACCAAGTAAAGCATTCATTAAAGTGTACATACCAAACGGGGAAACAAACAGTACCTGCTATTATTACAGAAGCCGCAACAAAATTAGTTTGTTGTGAGTTAATGTCATCTGATGATAATACATTATTATTAGGTGAAAATGCAACATCCGGATTAGATATTAAAACTAAATTTGATACATATAGAGCCGATGTTGAAAAGATTCTCAAAATGAAAAAGAGACTAATTTATCTTATAGATAGTGATTGATATGGTAGGTATTACACAAGAACATGTAGAAAATACAATTTTGTTAGGTTTATCTATAAGGACTATTGTTGATAGGATAATAGAACATAATTCTAATTTACAAGAATTAACTAATGAATATTTAGGTGAGTCTTATAGTGAAAATATAATGAATAAAATTATTAGTCAAGAATTAAGTAAAGAAATAATACAAAGATTAGGAGGAATTTTATTTGATAAGTGAAACAGAATACCTTGTAGATTTATTAGATTCTAATTGGAATACTGCTATTGCTGCATTAAAAACTTCAGGTGGTAATTCTACTATTGCAGATGTACATGGAGTCCACCCTATAATTATGGATATAAGAGATATGTCTTCAGGTAGAAATACAGATACTAAAGGTAGAAGTAAAGGTGGTAATAGAATTAATACTGCTTCTAAAAAAGAAGTTACAAACGGGGATGGGTATATTTATTCAAGAGATATTATAGTAATTTCTGAATCTGGACAAACGATTAATTATCCTTCTTATGCCCGTGATGTTAGATTTGAAACTTATAATATGTCAATCAGTATAAGAACAAGACAAGATGATAGGATATTAAATGATAACACAAGAATTACCCCTACGGGTACTTTTGGTATAGAAAGAATCCGTAGTCTTTATTTACTTGTACGATACATACTTGAATTGAAGAAGCGAGGATGGAAGAAGGCGGGTTCCACAATTTATGAAAATATCAGTGATATAACTGTTAATGATAGAACAGAAAGTAATGATAAAAAGAATAGAATTTTTGGATATAAAATAAATGTTGTTATGAAAAGACAAGCAATACCCGTATGATTGTAAGTCTAAAAGTATGTAAAATAAACGGTGATAAAAAATGGTAACAACAGAAACATGGATGGGTTCAGGTCAATCAGTGACCTTAGCCCCAGAAAGCGAATTATTCTTAGGATTTATGCCACTCGGCCCAACTTTAGGAATGAAGAATACTAACAAATCACATCTAATTAAGTATAGCACAGGTTATGCAGTAGATGGTACAGATGTAACAATAGGAACAACTAATACATTTTCGGATTATTATGAATTAGTTCCCGATTTATATACAGGTTGTACTGCTGAATTTTATTATGATGATTCCGGAACTGCTGCGGCAACCTTAAGATTTTCTGCTATTGTTGCTGGTAATGATACCGACGCTATTTATTTTGGTGGTAATTTATTAGATTACCCCTCACTATACAACAAAGATTCAAGTGCAACAATCGCAAACCCAAGAGGATATATTATTCTTAAAGCAAACGGTTCAATTGTTCCTGCACCTATATCATTAGAATTAATTGATGGTGCTGTAACTTCTATGACTACAAAAGACGAAACAATTGTTGCAGTTACAGGAAATGCAGATAAGTATGTAATGGGAGATATTATTAGAAATGCTTTAGGTGCAGAAATTGGTAGAGTTTATTCTGGTGGTGCTAATGCAACACTATTACCTTATTCTTCGAGTCCGGTAAATCCAACTTCAGCGCATACACATCTTCATTTAATTTCAGAAAAATTATGTTCAATCACAAGTTCAGCACTTGCATCTACATCTATTAGTACAATTCAAACTGATGCTAATTTAGTAGGTGAAGTTTCTGCAGGTGATTATTTATCAACACACGCAGATGACCCTACA